GTGTGAGAGAAGATTAACCAACCTATACAATGAATCTCATAATTGGCTAATAGGTTCAGCCAAAAAGATAACTAAGAATGTAGAAGAAGCTGAAGACTTAGTACAAGAACTTTACATATACCTACACGAAAAACGAAACCCAAAACTCTTTTGGGGAGATAATAGTTACAATCTCTTTTACTGTTATAAATTCCTAGCTTCTCGCTTCATCAATAAAACTAAAAAGTTGAATCGTATTGTATTAGTTGAAGATGTTTGGGATACCGAATTAGATGAAGAGTACGATATGGATGCAGATATCAGAATACAAACGGCACACGATGAGGTTATATCTGAATTAAAACAATTAGAAAGAACAAGAATGTGGCCGCAAGCTAAGATATTTGAATTGTATTGGTGTTCGGATAAGACTTTGGACGAAGTTGCAAAAGATATAGGAATCAGTAAGAGTACAACATTCTTAGCAGTACGCAAAGTAAAAAACTATTTAAAAGAAGTTATAAATAATCCATACAATGATAATAGAGATTAGAACCTGCATTAAGTGTGGAGAAGAGAAAGAGATAAAGCAAAGATATGCGCACGCTTGTAATACCTGTGCGGATTGTATGAGAGCTAGGCAAAAGGTATATGCAAAAGAAGCAGCAATAAAAGCAGGTAAGGGTTCTATTGTTGGTAGAAAACCATACCCAGGTGGATTCGATATAGCTGGTAGAAGTAAGTTTTATAGATTAAAAACTGAATTGGACAAATGTACACATAGAGAAGAGTGGATACCAATTATTAAAAGAAACTTAGATATAACTCTTAATGATGCAGATATAATACAATGGATAAAAACGGAAAAGGAAGATGAAGGGAAACCAAAGAAACCAACTAAGATAAAAACGGATTACCCAGATACGAGAGGAATGACGTGGGAAGAATATCAGAAGGGGCTGGGGGAAGATGATGTCGATAGTTAAAAATTTTGATAGTAATGATAAGACAAGAAACATATCAAGCATTAGCAGATACATTTGGTACGGGATTAGGTGTAGCAGAATGGGAAGGTGATTTCTATCCTTACTATTCTAATATAAGAAAGATGCCGGATGAATATAAGGTAATCGCTTTGACAAACTTTATAATCAGAGAAGAAGTATATCAGCAAGTAATAAAGGAAGTACTAAGACTAGAAAACAAATATAGGAATAAAAGAATAAAGCAATCTACAATATATGAAAAAGCTATTAACACTATTAAAGAAAATCAATCCGTATAAACTATCGGAAGAAGCGATACTACTAATAGCATACTTTGGTTTGCTATTCTTACTCACCTTTGGATTCGATGTACTCTATACTATATGGAAGGCACTGATTGGTTAGTATATATGTATATACTACAAAATAGAAATCCATTGTTATATTTAAATAATAGAATTTAATATGGCATTTCAAAAAGGACACAAACTGGCAACGGGCAGACCAAAGGGAGCAATCAATCGTTCTACGGAGATGATGAAGCTGACAATTGCAAGAGCAGTTGATAATACACTTAACACACTATCAGCAGACTTGGAAAAAATCCGAAAAGACGACCCCGAACGTGCAATTGAATTGGCACTGAAGTTGATGGAGTACACCCTACCTAAATTAAGTAGAACGGAAGTGAGAGCAGAGATTGACCAAAGGATACATTCTATATCAGTAAACATAACAAAGAGTGGAAGTAGTAATTAATACCACAATTACATTTGAGAATCTATTAGAATCCAAAAGTAGAGTTTCCCAACACATTGGTGGAACTCGTAGTGGAAAGACTTATGGAATACTCCAATTTCTCATTGTAGAGGGGCTTAAAGGCTCTCAAACTATAACGATAGTGCGTAGAACCATTCCATCGCTTAAACGTACTATAATCAAAGATTTCACCGATATACTAAAAGGTATTGGCATATGGAATGATAACGATTGGAATACAACTGATAGAACATATAGATTAGGCGAAAGTAATGTTCAGTTTATAAACTCTGATGACCCGGAGAAACTTAGAGGTTTAAAGAGTGATATACTATTCATAGATGAAGCATCGGAATTAGATGAGGAAAGTTATTTTCAGCTAAGTATCCGTACAACAGGCAGAATCATATTATCCTATAACCCAACTGTATCACCTTATCATTGGTTAAGACAGATGCAGGATTGCGATAGGTTTGTTACCACATATAAGGACAATCCATATCTACCTAAAGAAATGGTTGTAGCAATTGAAGAGTTACAATATAAGAATCCAAAGCAATGGACAATATATGGTAAAGGTGAGTTTGCTGCAAATGATAAAGCAATATATCAATTCGAAGTAGTTGATGATTATGAAGGGGAGTTCGTAGCATTTGGATTGGACTGGGGTTATTCGCAAGACCCTACTGCGGTTGTAGCAATCTATAAGAATGGTAATGACCTTTACTTAGAAGAGATACTATATGAGAAGGGATTAGTTCTAAAGGATATTGCGGATAAGTTAAGAGCATTGGATATAACTAAATCGGAAGAGATATGGTGTGATAGTTCAGAACCTCGTAGTATAGAAGAACTATACCGAATGGGCTTTAATGCAAAGGCTGTAAAGAAAGGACCTGATAGTATTAAGTTTGGTATATCAGTATTGCAGAATCATAAACTACACATACAAAAGAAATCACAAAACCTCATCAATGAAATGTACGCATACCAATACGCAACTGATAAGCATGGTTATATAAATGATACACCAGAAGGTGGATTAGACCACTTATTAGATGCTGCACGTTATGTAGGGATGATGAAGTTAACACAAAAAGCACAAACAAAAGGAACATATGCAATCTCAATCGGAAATTATAAATACTAAGATTTGGAATGAAGAGGAAATTAGGGACTTAATCCTATTTGCTCAATCATTAAGAATGGAGAACGAAGAGTTAAGAGCTAAGATAATAGCAATGGATGCTTATGTAAAGAATGGAGATGCTAAGGTTAGACAATTACAAACGATATTAAAAAGATATACAATATGAAAAAAGAAATAGAATTATCAATACCCACATCATATGGGGATATAACTCTAAAGAAGTGGTTGGGGTTACAAAAGGAGATAGATAACTATGAAGGTAATGATGAAGCAATTGGTGCGTTAATGATATACCACCTATGCGGATTAGACCCATTGTATTTAAATGGATTAGTAATGGAAGATTACAATGTAATCAAAAACGAATTAGCATCTTTCTTACAAGATGTTGAATTACCATTACAAAGATTTATAAATATAGATGGTGTTGAATATGGATTCGAGCCTAACTTATCTAAGATGACTTATGGTGCATATGCTGATATATCTAAGTTTGATACAATAGCAATAGATGATAATTGGGCTAAGATAATGAATATACTATACAGACCTGTAACTAAGAAAACGGGTGATATGTATTCAATCCAAACATATACAGGCGATGATAGCTACACTAAGTTTTTAAATGTACCTATGGATGTACACTTTGGAGCACTTTTTTTTTTATCAAATTTACAACTCAGCTTACTGAATTCTATCCTGAAATTTTCGATGGAGACGGAAGCTCTACGCAGCATCAAGCCAATTTTGCAAAGAAGTGGGGAACATATGGAGCGATTGTTGACTTGGCAGAAGGCGATATTCTCCGATTCGATAAAGTTGTAGAAGAACCATTAGAGAAATGTTTATTGTATCTCGCATTCAAAGCAGATAAAAACCAATTAGAAACCTTAATGCATAAAGAAATGCTGAAAGGGATTAAGTGATAATTATATTTGTTTTAATTAGTGTTATTACTTTTATAAAGAACACATTATGTCAGGTAGATGGAGTAACAGCCGTAACGGCAATTTAAGATATTCAGTAAACAGAGAGAATCAGAGTGGCATTTACATTGGACCAACTCGTGGTTTATCTTCTCCTAAGAATAATAGAAGAGGATGTCTTTGCTTAAATGCAAATACTTACGATGTTAAATGTTGTAATGGGGCTTTAATGGAGCAAGGAATAGGTTCAATACAATCACCAAGGAGAACCGGAGGCGGTGCATTTAGTGATGGTTATTCAGGCGACTTCGAAATTCCTCAAAATT